CCTGTGATTGCAGATAGCCCGGTAGTTAAGTCTGAGGTTAAAGTGTCCGAAACTGATGAGCAAGCAATGGACCGCATTGCTACACGTTTCTCAATTCTTGATGAAATGTCGCATGCATGTATCAATGGTGACATTCGTGCTATGATCGTTTCAGGCCCTCCGGGTGTAGGTAAGAGTTTCGGTGTTGAAACTCAACTTGAGAAGGCTAGCATGTTTGACAAGATTGCTGGCTCACGTGTGCGCTTTGAGATTATCAAGGGTGCAATGACTGCACTGGGCCTCTATGCCGCATTGTACAAGTATAGTGATGCTAAGAACGTGCTAGTGTTCGATGACTGCGATAGCGTGTTTGCTGATGATTTGTCACTGAACATTCTTAAAGCCGCACTTGATAGTGGCAAGAAGCGCCGCATCTGCTGGAACTCTGACAGCGCACTTCTGCGCCGTGAAGGTATCCCTGACAGTTTCGAATTCAAGGGTTCTGCTATCTTCATCACGAACCTCAAGTTTCAGAACGTCAAGTCTAAGAAGTTGCAAGATCACCTCGAGGCACTTGAGTCACGTTGTCACTTCCTCGATCTGACTATTGATTCTGCACGTGACAAGATTTTGCGTATCAAGCAAGTGCATCGTGATAGCGACGGTGGTCTGTTTGCTGACTACGGCTTCACTACTGAGCAAGATAACGAAATTCTTGCTTTCATGGAAGCAAAGAAGAATAATTTGCGTGAGTTGTCTATGCGTATGGCTCTTAAGATTGCGGACCTCGTCAAGATCAGCCCGACTAACTGGCGTGTTCTTGCTGAAAGCACTGTCATGAAGCGTGACTAAGTTTAGTGTTTGATGTTTCCTTTCAAACTTTAGGGGACTTCGGTCCCCTTTTTTTACCTTTATACTTGCGTTTTTCTTTTAACATTGTTATAGTGATACAATGGACCATAAAGAACACTTGTTATATTTCTTTTTGACAGGCAAGATTAGCCTAAGTCAATATGATCATAAATTCCTGTCTAATCTACAAATGATGATCCATAAGGATAGCAGGGTTACATCCAATCAGGCTAATCTGTTTGATAAATTGATTAGCAAGTATGCTAGACAATTAAATAAACATAACTATGATAAAGAAACATTGAAGGATCTACCTTGGAAAGCATTAGTAGTAGAAAGTAGTATTCAACATACTAGTGCAAGAGTGTCCATTGATGGTGATGATTTGGTAATCAGAGTACCCTTCAATAAAAACTTTATCTCTAGTTTTAGAGATACAATTCACAATCCATTCGATTGGGTCCGTGAGCAGAAGAACTACAGAGCAAATTTTAGTACTCATGCATTGAAAATAGTTTATGAGGTATTGCCTAAGTTTTTTCCAACAGTAATTTACTGTGACCAATTAACAGATATTATTGATGAATTGAAATCATATGAGTCTAGGTATTGGGTACCGACGTTAACTTCTATTAATGATAGACTGTATGTTGTAGCAGTTAATGATATATTAGGTGATTTAATTTCTGATATGGAACTGACACACACCCCCGAGACATTTTTTAAATTGTCTCTTTTGGGAGTTGCTATTGATCCAATATTGATCGGTGATGATCCGATCTTAAAGTTTGCATCTGAATTTATAACCGAGGTTGATTTAGATGATTTTACAACAGTAAGTCAATGGATAGTGGCATTAGGGTGTAAAAAGGTTATTTTTGGAAGAGGTATTGCATCTAGTGGCACCGGTATGATACGTAGTGAAATTGTAGCGGCTATTGAGCAAAGTAGAATTTTACATCCATTATCATATGTTGAAACACAAAAATTAGCAGATAGTGATATTGCCCCCATGCTTATTCAGTATCCTCGCAATAACAATAGACCCGGTATTCGGGAAAATCAAGAAATTATTAGTAAGTGTATTATTGTTAAAAACAAACGACCAATAGATGTTAAGTGAATGGGGAAAACAAAGATTGCATATTTTACAAATAACTGATAGAATTACATAATGAGACAAGCAAAAATTATAATTAAAGATGAAGTCAACTGTAAGATTGAGGGCTTAGAACTTGATGCACGGCGTGCATTGATGAAGAAGTTTGAGTTTGAAGTCCCGGGGGCAAGATATCTTCCAAGTGTGCGTCTCGGTCGGTGGAATGGTAAGGTAAGTTATTTCAGTCTAGCAGGTAGTACCTTCATCAACTTGTTGGATCGTGTAATTCCCGTATTAGAAGATTTTGATTATGATATCGAACTAGATGATCTACGTACATATAGCAATACATTTAATTTTGCACAAGTGTCCGAAGATACGTTTAGCGATAAATTATGGCCCAAAGGTCATCCTCAAGCCGGCAAACCTATATTGTTGCGAGACTATCAAGTAGAAATCGTAAACAACTTTTTATCTAATCCACAGTCATTGCAAGAGATTGCTACAGGCGCCGGCAAGACTATTATGACTGCGGCACTGAGTAAGAGTGTAGAACAATATGGGCGCAGTATCGTTATTGTTCCCAATAAGAGTCTGGTTACACAGACCGAAGAAGATTACGTTAACTTAGGGTTAGACGTTGGCGTATACTTTGGTGATCGTAAAGAGTTTGGTAAGACACATACTATTTGCACATGGCAAAGTCTTAACAATCTATTAAAGAACACTAAAGCAGGTGAAGCAGATATTCCCATTGGTGAGTTCATTGAAGATGTAGTTTGCATCATGGTCGATGAGGTCCATATGGCTAAGGCTGATGCACTTAAAACACTATTGACTGGCGTGTTCAGTCATGTTCCTATTCGCTGGGGACTAACTGGAACTATCCCAAAAGCAGAATTCGAAAAGACTTCATTGCTTGTTAGTTTAGGTCCTGTTATTGGCAAGTTAGCCGCTAGCGAACTACAAGATCGTGGCGTACTAGCACAATGTCACGTTAATATCGTACAGTTAAAAGATCATGCTGAGTTCACAAACTATCAAAGTGAACTAAAGCACTTGCTTGAAAATGAAAAGCGTTTAGATAAGATTGCTGATTTGGTTGATAAAATCAAAGACACAGGCAATACTCTTATCTTAGTTGATCGTGTTAACGCAGGTAAAGAATTAATTAACAGATTACCCGGCAGTGTTTTCATCTCAGGCGCAGTAAAAGTTACAGAAAGAAAAGAAGAGTATGACGAAGTTGCAACTAGCGATGAAAAGATTATTGTGGCGACTTATGGTGTGGCCGCTGTGGGTATTAATATCCCCCGTATTTTTAATTTGGTTCTTATTGAGCCCGGAAAGAGCTTTGTCAGAGTTATACAAAGCATTGGGCGAGGCATTAGAAAGGCAGAAGATAAGGATCACGTAGAAATTTGGGATATTACAAGTGACTGTAAGTTTGCAAAGAGGCATCTTACACAAAGAAAAGCATATTACAAAGAAGCCAACTATCCATTCAGTTTGGAGAAATTGGACTATTAATATGTTGACAAAGAACATAAGGATTGATAAAATTACAACATGCGTATACTAACATTAGACGATATCTATTATAATTTAGAAACGCTACCAGAAGAGATTGACGATTTACGATTTGCGATTCTTGATAATTCGACACCTAGTAATGTAGACTATCATTATATTCCACTAATCTTTTTAGAATCATTCAACTCTCCTGCGCTAGTGTTAAGGATTGCTGACAAGACAATCAAGATGCCAGTAGATTGGCAAGTATTGATTGGTGAGAAAGAACATGGGGATTTAGAAACATTGCCACTATCAAGTTTAAATGATAGGGGCTTTAATGCCTTTCAATTCAATCCACTAAGTTCATTTGCTCCCAGTTTTCTTCCAATCGAAATCGTAGACATTTATCCAGACGTAACATGGTATGCACCGCGATTACGTAACGGACAATTTCTAGCCGTACCCATCGATGATGGTCCTAAACCTCGCTGTGTTTATTTTGTAAAAGAAGTAAGTCGTAATTGCGAGATTGTAGATTACAGTCAAGTATTTTGAAAGGAAAGAAATGAAGTTTTTTAGAAAATGGTTTGCTAAACAATGTAAACGAGCATGGGAAGATAGTCGTGAATTAGTAGAATGCGATGTACCTCAAAAGATGGCTACAATTAGCGGCAGCAGGTCTATTGACTCTAGTAACAACGGTATGAACTTTACAGTCTATCGTGCTAGCGGTGGTCACATTATTGAAACTAGAAGGTATGATAGAAAGCGTGATACTAACGATAGCGGACTACACATTATTACTGATGACAAAGACTTGGGTGAAGAAATCGGTAAGATCATTACATACGAAAATCTAAGAAACTAATATGGCAAAAGCAACAACACCCGTTGACGAAAAGTTTGAGAAGCAGGACTTTGACTTGTTCGAAGCCCTTAATGCCATCGACAATAAAGACTATGGGTATTTTGATAGACTAACAACCGATCAGCAAAAGAAGTTTGTGCCATTCATGATGTTACATTGGATGAGTGCAATCAAGGCTAATGAAGGTTTATCAAGATATTATGTCATGAGTGCGGCAGAATATGCTAACAAGTATATGTTCAATGAGAATGTACAGAAGCATCCCAAACTACAATGGTTAATGTTGTGTAGTGCTAGCCCAGGCTTAGGTAAGCAATTTCATCAATGGATACCACATATCAAAACGAATGTGAGTAAGTTGAAAGAAACTGCTAAGGTCAAAGACGTAAAGGAATACTTTAAAAAGGTATATCCTAAAACTAGTGACAGTGATTTGACAGAACTAAGCCAAGCATTTGTAGAGAATCAAAAGCGTAGAATGTATCTAGCCGAACGATTCCCTAATATGAAATATGATGAGATTGAGTTATTAAGTGACCTTGTTACAGATCAAGACATTAAAAGATATGAAGAAGACCTCGGCAACTGAGAAATATAGTTGCGAGTTTTGCAATCGTGAGTTTCAACGTGAAACCACGATGGTTAAACATATCTGTGAAAACAAACGTAGATGGCAAGATAAAGATCAGCAAGGGAACCGTATTGGCTTTCAATGCTGGTTACAATTCTATGTAAAGAACACTGCTACTAAAAAGCAAAGAACCTATTTGGACTTCATTAAGAGTTCATATTATCTAGTCTTTGTAAAGTTTGGTCACTATTGCGTTAATATCAATGCGCTGAATATTATGCGATATGCCGACTGGCTAATGAAGAATAAGATTAAGATTGACAGTTGGTGTAGTGACAGTAACTATACTAAGTTTCTGATTGACTATCTAAAAGATGAAGATCCACTAGATGCAATTGCACGTAGTATCGAAACTAGTATCGAACTTGCTAAATCTGAAAACGTACAGAGCAAAGACTGCCTAAGATATTGCAACAAGAATAAAATCTGTTATGCTATTACCAGCGGTAAGATCAGTCCATGGATGATATACCAAAGTGAATCTGGAGTAAAGTTTGTCGAAAGTCTAGATGTTACTCAACAGAAGATGATTCTAGATTATATTAATCCCGAACAATGGGCTGTTAAGTTTCATCGTGATACTAGTAAGGTGGCAGAAGTTAAGGAACTACTAAATGCAGCCGGTTACTAACTTACCACCCGGATCATTTTTTAACAATGATATTGAGGCAATATATGATATTGCATGCAAGTTGCCTGACTCAGGGTTATTAGTTGAAATTGGTTCATTTGTGGGCAGAAGTGCTTCATGCTGGGCACAAATTTTTCGTCAGTTGGGTAAAAAATATAGAATCTATTGTTTGGATACCTATCATAATTCTATAGACGAAATTTACAAGCGTAATAGAAATTTTGAAAACTATTTCCGTGACAATCCTAAGGTTATGTCAATGAATAATTTTCAATTTATTCAATATGCTGTGCGTGATTATCCTGAAATAATCTGTATCGAATTCGATCTATTCAAAATGAGTCCTAAAGATTTAGGTATTACTCAAGTAGATTGTGTATTTGATGACTCATTGCATTCTAAGCAAAGCATAGAAAAATGCTTTGACGATTGGTATCCTATCATTAATCCAGGTGGTGTATATTGCGGTCATGACTATGATTCTAATTTTCCAACTGTTGTGAATACGGTAAATAGAATTGCACAAACTAATGATCTAACAGTACACAACAAAGATTCATCGGTGTTTTATTTTCTAAAATGAATTTCGAATATAACGTCCGCATACCTTGGAAACATGGTGACACAGTTAGTTCTTGGAATGAAAAGTGTATCTATGCATTAGAAACTTTTGGATTACCCGGTGATAGATATATTACTCATGCCAATGAGGACTTTATGGATTTCATGTTTAAAGATGAGCGTGATGCAATACATTTTAGTTTGGCTTGTTTATGATAAAATTTGTACCTGTACCGATTAAGGATCATGATTTGATTTTAGGTAAAGATTTCAATAGTAAGTTTGCTAAAGAAATGAAAGAGTATTACAAACCTTTTGTCAAAAAGAACCGTGATATTCAAGTAGCAAAAGAAACATGGGAGTATGCCGTCTCTGATAGTATATCTAATGCAGAGTGGTGCGGAGCAGGAAAAAATGTAGTTG